ACTGGATACCGCTGAGCTAACTACTCAAAGGCTTAGCCCTGGAAGACGTTTGTATAACTCGGAGCAACAGATTCCACTGTTATCCGTTCGTGGTTCAATTCGACCAGATCCTTAAAGCTTCTGGCAATTGTACCAAGTTGTGCGACTCTTTGAATACTCTGTTTATTCTCCCTATAAAGGGCTTGCAACGATGGAAGAGGTTGTATATTTAGGTCCAAAAGGGCCCTTATATCCAGTCCCTCTATACCGTGCTCTGCCATTATAGAAAGAACATCTTGTTGAAAAGGCGCTAACGCCTCCGTGAACTTTACGCAAAGTTTCATGGCTGGATGTTCCCGAAGAATATCAGGAAATGTCCCGATATCAGACATCATTAGATGCATACTAAGGCTTGTTTGGCTTTGTAGGTATTCAAATGTCTTTTTGTTGGCCTCGGTCAGAAGAAGGTATGTTAGATAACCTCGGTATGTATACCAAGTGTTATTAAACGACCTATTGCAAGAGAACCCTGTGAGAAGTCACCCTAATTTATTAGGCGCTTCAAACTGATTGGTTTCACTTGCAACTCATCGGAAGATCGAGGTTAGTCCTATTGTTCATTCAAGTTGTCTCCAAAACCGAGTAGGTGTAGGAGTTGCTTGAACTTGCAATAAGACCTTCAGGAAAGGTATCCGTGCATCCTCATCATTGACAAATCACTGTAACCAAGATTTCGCAAAAGCGTTATCGAGGGCTACAGCTACTCGTGCAATATCTGAGTGTGATGCTAGTACAGCCCCTACAGGAAACGGTGAAACTTCAACACTATTGAGAAAGAATCTCTTCGAGAACTCACAGAGTCTATTCGATCTGAAAGTTTTTGATTTGTTCAATATCATGTGTGCTTGTTCCACTACCTCACTGTAGGCATCATGTAGGTCATCACCGACTAGGAGTAAGTCATCACCTAACAAGGCATATCTCCCTAAAGGATTTATGTTCTTTTTATGTGCTGCTCATTGAACTAGAAGGTGGTGGGTGATTGCCATTATAGGTCACGATGAGTAAACACCCATAGGCTGCCCTCTTCTATAAAGAATTGGACCGTCCTTGTGGTCAAACTCATAGTGACACATAATTCACAATCACAAGTTACCAAACTCCTTATCTCTTGTTAACCAGCTTAGAACTTCTGCTTGTCAATTCGCAGGCATTAGCTCTGTGGCCGATTTCAGGTCGATAGAGGAGAATGGAGCTTCTCCAAAGAATTTAAGGATAGGTTTAAAGTTATCCTGGTTAAAGGTACAATCTGGTTCGATCAAACGTAAGATCCCATTCAGGGACTTATGTATAGATCTCATCACACATTGTGTCCAATAATCCGGAATAGCAATAATTCTTTTCTTTCCTTCTCTGTCATCAATGATCTCTACTTTCCGAAATGATCCCTTA